AGAAGGTGGAACTGATACTATAGGATTTGGTCATAAACTTACTGCACAAGAAATAAAAGATAATAAAGTTTATGGTTATAGTCTTGATAAATTAACACCTGAAATTGCTAAAAAGATTTTAATGAAAGATTTAAACCAAACAGAGAAAACATTAACTAATAATTATGGTGAAAAATATATAAACTTAGATGATAGAAAAAAACAAATGTTAATGGATTTTCAATTTAATGTTAGAAATTTTAGTGATGCAGCAACTTTTAAAAATTTTAAAAAAGCATTATTTGCTGATGATGAAGAAGGTATGAAAGAAGAATATGAAAGATATTTTAAAGACAAAGAAGGAACATGGCAAACACTAGCTAGAAATAAAGACTTTTTTAATTACTTTTTTGTTGACAAATAACGAATTTCTTACTATACTATAGTATGAAAGAGTAATGTCCATTGTGGAGTTACTCAACTTAAATCGCTTAACGAAAGGATTAACATGACAACATACGATTTAATAAACTTTGACCCTTTTAAGAATTTCTCTATCGGTTTCGATAGAATGTTTGATTCTTTAAATGAGGTCTCTCGACTTAACACTTCAAACTTCCCTCCCTATAACATAAGAAAGTTAAAGGATGGCAAGTATCTTGTCGAAATGGCATTAGCAGGGTTCTCTAAGGAGGACTTGAAATGCGAACTACAAGATGGTGTATTAACCATTGAAGCTAAAAAAGAAAAGAAAGATGTAGATAACTTGATTCATCAAGGGATTGCATCTCGAAGTGTTTTAAGGAAGTTTACTTTATCAGAGTATGTCAAAGTAGATGACGCTGATTTTAAAGATGGAATGCTTAAAATCAAACTCTACGAAGATTTACCTGAAGAGAAAAAGCCTAAAACAATAAAGATTAAATAAATCTTTACTGTCATGGCGGTACCAACTTTCGAGTTGCTCTGCCGCCATAAAAATTATTATGATACCATACAATATATTATTTAAACTTGGTTCAAAAGCTGTCGGCACGTTTATGACTAGACGTAAACAAAAATCTGACAGAGCACACAATATAGCCCTACAAGAAATGGCTACTGGAAATGAACGAGCTAAAAGAAATGGTTCTTTATTTTTAGATTTACTATTAGGTGCATTTATATTAACACCATTAGCTATACTTGCTTATGGTTCTTACTTCGGTAATGATGATATGTATGCACGAACAAAATTATTTTTTGATAGACTAGAAGATATACCTAACATATATCTTTATTTAGTCTTTATAGTAGTGGGTGGAAATTATGGAATTTCTGTTACCAATTTAATAAAAAATACTAAAAAATAAAATGAGACTGTCTGATAAGACTGCTATTTCAATGCCTATGAAAAATCTTTTAGGAATTGTAACAGCAGTTTCTGTAGGAGTGTGGGCTTTCTTCGGTATACAAGAGACTCTTAATAAGCATAGCACGACTTTAGAGTTAATGGAAAAAGATTTAGAACAAAATACAGAATTTAGAATTAAATATCCTAGAGGAGACTTAGGACAATCGGCAGGAGAAGCCGAGCTTTTCATGTTGGTGGAGCATATGGCAGGACTGGTAACAAAGATGGAAGACCGCATGGAGAATATGATGTCAAATAGTGTTAACATTGAAAGACTTCAAAAAGATATGGAAAAAGTTTTAAACGATATTGAGAAATTAAAAGATAAGCAAAGAAGTTTTGCTAATGGAGCACGTTAATGACAAGACCAGTTAGAAAATGGATAGTTAAGATTAAGAATGTGGTACGCTACAGTTAGAGGACATAAAGGTATGCGTTGGAATTATGAACCATCTGAACATTACTTTGGGAAAGGAAAAAAATAATGATTGAAGTTGTAACAGCCCTAATGTTATTTTTAAATGGCACAATGATAGAGCACGTTTATAAACCTGACTTAGGTGCGTGTCTTAAATCGAAACGCATAGCTTCGCATGAATTAAATCCAAAACGAGTAGTCTTTAGATGTAAGATTGTTAAAGCTAAAATAGAATTAGATGACCAAACAAGATATGGAAAACGTATACTTAAAATCTTAGAATAAATTAATGGATGAGGCAGAGTTTGGCGTTGACGATATTAGTGAAGAAAATTATAACCGCATGAAAGCGGAAACTATAAGAAAGGAGAAACACATGGCTAAAAAGAAAAAAGGCAAAAAGAAAAATAAAAAAAATAAAAAGAAAAAGAAAAGATAGTTAAATGATGGATATCATAGGTTTAATTTTACTGGTCTGTTATATAACCTATGTTATCTATGATTTAAAAAAATAAATGATAAACGAAAAACTTATAACAATCCTGATTGCTATTTTGTTAGCACTCGGAGGATGGAATTTAAAGGAAACATATTCAATTTCAAAGGATATGGTTTTGATTAAGGAGAAGGTGGCGACTATTCAAAATGAGGTATCGAACTCTAAAAATTTTAAAACGAAGAAGAAACGCAAGAAGAAAAATGAAAACAATTAATGCGTGGGTTCGATATATAACTCTATTCCTTTTCAGTATTTTATTTCTTTTAATATCAGGGTGTGAAAATACAAGACACTCTATTGGTATATCAGGTAAACCTTTAAGTACTGACATGGAGCAAAATATTAAAATGAATTATAAAATTATTTTCGGCAAGGTGAGACCGAAGGAAGATGATGACGATTAAACTATATGCTTATTTCCTTAAAAAAAGACGCTGGTATAGAAGAAGACGCAAAAAAAGAAAATGAAAATAGCTTTGGTAATAACAATATGTGGTATGATGGGATGTCTACCACCTCTTTCTCATAATGATTGGAAATTTGAAACAGAAGAACAATGTATGTACAAAGGTTATTATCATATTGCGGAAGTTGCTGAAAACTATATGCGGTATATAGGAGTCCAACAATTCAAAGACCAAAAAATAAAAATGATGTATAATTGTTTGCCTATTGATAAAGTTTTAGAGGTTGAACCTACAGGAACTCCTACTTAGGAATGAAAAACATCCCTTGCAATTTTTTCTAAGTACGTATGTAATTCTGTAAAATTAGTTTTACACTCTCTCAACATAGCTTGTATTACCCCTGCATTTTCCTTTTTAAAATAGATAGGAATCTTATCCATAGGAAAAGTTTTTAATTCACTAATAAACTGTCCTTGATTATTAATAATTAATTTGAAGCCCATTAAATCGGCTTCTTTTTTTTTGGTTCTTTTAGATTTATTTAATTTTCGGTGGGGTCGCATGGGCTTTCCGCATTAAATCAACAAACATTTCATCATCATCTTTATTGGTTTTTAATTTAGTCATTGGTTTATCGCCCTTCTTATATATTTCTACAGTTTTAACTCTAATAGGATTGGTCATAAAAGTAGGAAGTCTTAGATTGTTATAACTTTTAACCATAAAGAATCCATCATCTGCTATACCAAATGTTTGAATATTCTTTATATCCATATCAGGAGAACCCACTAAACATAATCGCATATGATAGACAGTAGGTTTACCTTCAACAGGCTTTCCCTTCATGGAAAAGACTTTACTTTTTTCATCCATATTATTTTTCTCTTATGATACTCTTTCGTAAAGCTCTTATAAGTTCTTCAACTTTATCTATAATAGCAATTAAAGATTTATCTTTTATAAATCTTTGGTCTGCTTTTAATTCATCATACTCTCTTAATGGAATCGTTACAGTTCTTTGTGAAGTAATTTCATCTTCATAAGTAGATGCTGTAGCTCTATCTTGTTCTTCATTCATTATTTTTTATAGCACTTTCTATCTTAGAAGAGTATCCTTTACTTACAAAACTAGGTTCAGTTCTTACCTCACCTATTTCTCCTCCTTGTCCATCATCATCTATTAAACTATCCACACTTGTTGTATGAATTTCATTTAACTTTTCATTATTTCTAGTTATCTTCTTCTTTAGGTGTTCTTTAAGTTCACCTATTCTTACGTATAATATTTTATCTATCACAGAATTAATTCCATACATAGGTAAATCATTAAGAGCTGAAATAATTCTTCTAAAACCTCTAGCTCTTTTTTCCAATTGAGTTATTTGTGCTTCATTAATCGTCATAGTCCCTTTCCAATATCATTTCTAAATAATGTATTGCTTTTTCTATGTCCTTTCTCTTTCCTTTTTTTTGATGTCTACATATATATTTAATAGCATTCCCTTCAGCAAACTGTAAATTATTTTCATTAATAAATTCAGCAGGTTGAATCTTCATGCTTGTATAATGGTTCCCATCTACTTGAGAACTTAATGTATTATATGTAGTTCCTTTAAACATTTCTTTATCAGGCATATTAAAATTTAATTGGTCCTTCTTCATTATATCTTTGTCTACGTTTATCTTTTTCTGTAGGTTCTAAGCTGTCATTTAAATCATCTATAGTCCAATGAGGATTTCTTTTTAATTTTTTAACAATCCATTTATAAGACCAAGGTTGTAAACGTAATGTAGTTTCCTGCCAATAATGAGTTTGATTAGGTAATAATTTAAATACATTTTTAACATTTACTTTAGCTTGTTCATTAGGATTTAACAAACCTTTAAGCCAAACTACCATAATATGTTTAGCTTTGTTTCTTATCTTACTCATTTGTTTAGTGTTCATTTCTTTTTCTTTTTCTTATAAGTATATTTACAATCTTTAATAAAATAAATTATAAGTCCTCCAGCAAGACTTAATAATAATAAACCTCCTATAGTTTTAACCATCATTATCATTTTAATCCCCAATAAATTAAGACTAAAGGTATAATAATATGTTCAAAAATTTCATATAAACAAATAAAAACTAAAAGCCATGTAAAGAATAAACTTGTTTTAGATTTAGTTATTAAATAAGTAAACATTTTTTCATGCCATGTAGTAATTTTCTGTGTAAGTTTTAATAAACTTTCTTTCATTATTCTGTCTCCATCATAGGAGCATTAACAATAGGTTCTAATTCATTCTGTAGTTTCTCTGATACAGAAAGATTTTTACCATTACTTCCCATATTATAAAATGTATACTTAACAGTTAGTTCTTCCCATGCCTTTATATTTTTTATAGTAACTAAATTATATTTAGTGTAATTCTCTGCTTGTAATTTTACTTTCTCACAATTAGGTTCATCTGAATGATTTATAAATCCACCTAAAGGTGTACGAATTAATTCATCCTTTATCTTAATATGAGATATTCCAAGATTTGTACCTTCTTTTATAAAAGATAAAGTAATCAAACCAAATCCTTGTATCTTACTCTTCTCAATTCGAAGTCCTTCAGGTAATGGTTTATACAACTTTTCTTTTTC